GTCGCTCGGTCTGGCCGTCGTGGGGATTCGCTTCTATCCGCGCACGAAAAAACCCGCCACCGTACAAGACCGACCCACTGTGACAATGTACGGAAGGCGGCGATACACGGAGGAGGACTGAGTGGCGGCACGGAGGCGGGAACCGGCTGGACTCGCGTTAGCCAAATCGCTGGCGAGTTGTACGTCATGTCACGGTCTGGGACGCAGCGAAAAACGGGGCGTCACGTGCCGTTGCGTTTACCGCAACATCTCCTCGGAGTGCTTGGAACGGTACCTGAACCTGGTTGAGGGCGAAGCCGAGGGGCGCGACTGTTTCATGGAGATTTCGCAGCACGGGCACTTGATGGCAACCATGAAGGCGAGTGAGTACATCGCCGACTTCGACATGGCGGCGCGGCGGGCATTGGATGAAACCGAGAAGAAGGTCCTCGAGTTGTACTTCCTTAAAGACTTGATCTGGAGACAATGCGCGCTGCGGCTGCAAATCGACCGAGGCACGTTCTTTCACGCGGTCTACCGAACCATGGAGCGCCTCGGGCGCGAGCTGGCGCTCGCCGAAATCTGGCCGCTCGACGCCTACTTCGGCGCGCGGCGCGTAAAGATGCGGATGGGGGCCGGGGGAGCGGGCGCGCCCGAAGTCCCGAATTTCCGCCGCTCGGCGCTGGCGGCGGCCTGATCGTATGAAACTCAAGCTCCCAACCAACTACCGCCAGGTGATCGACGAGTTCGGTTGCCTCCAGGAGAAGATCGAGAGCGCCGCCGTCAGGATGAAGCCGGTGCGCGACCGCGAGAAAGAATTGCGCGAGCGGATCCTCGGCTGGGCGGAGAACCTGCCGGACGACCAGAGTTGTTCGGTCGAGGGCGGGCACTACGCCGTCGCGGTGAGCGAACGGCGGATCGAGCGAACGATCAAGTCGATGCGGGGCGTCTTAGCGGCGCTCGGGGAAACGACGTTCCTGAAGTCCTGCTCGTTTTCGTTCAAAGCGCTTAAGGAACACCTGCTCCCCGATGAGATGGCCAGGCTGCTGACGGAGTCACCGACCGGCCCGCGCGAGGTGACCGCGACCCCGCGAGTAGCGCTTATGAAGCGGAAGGCGGCCTAGTGCAGCTCGATCTCTCCAGAAACGAACTAGGCCGACTTGGCCGGCGCATCCAGGAAGACTACGACGCCGCGATCGGCGACCACGAGCGCCGGATGGAGCGGTTCCGTAGTTACTACCAGCGGTGGCGCAACCGGGTGGATCCGCCGGCGCGCGGCGAAGAGCACGAACCGAACTTCTCGGTTCCGCTAGTCCAGTGGAACGTCGCCCAGAAGTGGGCCGACGACATGAGCAAACTGCTCGGCGCCGACGCCGAGATCGTGGCGAAACCCGTCGGACCCGCCGACCAGAAGCTCGCGGCGAAGGTCGGCCGATACGAGACCTGGCGAGTGTTCCAGTCGATGCGCCTGGTCAATTCCTTCGCCACCTTCTGTTTCCGGAAGACGCTCTTCGGCCGATCCCACGCCTACGCACCTTGGCTACGTCAGACGTTTCCGGTTCGAGATCCGCGCACGCGCGCGGTGACCGAGAAACTCGCATACGAAGGGCCCGGCTTCTTTCCCCTGTGGCCTGACGATTTGATCGTTCCGGCGGAGGACGCGGTCAGCATCCACGACTTCAGTTACTGTATCCGGCGCTACCGGGTGCGGGTCGACGACCTGGTGAAAGGCGAAAAGCAAGGCCTCTATCAAGGGATCTCCGAGCGTTACGAGAAACTCGTCGAGGCCGCGCGAAACACCGAAAAGCGCGAAGCGGAGGGCGAAGAGGTCAAACGGGAGAAGGACGAAGCCGAAGGCGTGGTTTTCGAGGGTGGCCTCTCCCCCCGCGGCGAACTGACCGTCCTGGACTGGTACGGCTGGTGGCGCAAACTGAAGGGGCGGCGCGACGCGCGCGAAGAGAACCTCCGCGATCGCGAGCGCTACGAGAGCGAACTGGTCGGCAGCTACATCCCCGACCTCGACCTCGTCATCGGGGCCCAGGATCTGCTCGATCTTTACCCGACGAAGCGCCTACGACGCCCGATCGTCGAAACATCCCTGCTGAAGGACGGGAGCTACTGGTCCCCTGGTTTCGGCGAGATTCTCGAGTCCATTGAAGACGAAAGCACCGTCAACCACCGCCTTTTCACTAAAGCTGGGATGCTCGCGGTCGGGCCACTGATCTTTTACAAACCCTCGGCTGGCTTCGATCCGGGGACGTTCTTCGTCGCGCCGGGAATGGCCGTTCCGACCGAAGATCCAGCCAGCGTCAACGTGGTGCGGATGACGGCGGACCTTCAGTATCCGATCCTCCAGGGCCAGGCCCTCAATCGCTACGCGGAGCGAACGACGGGCCTGACCGACATGTCCGGCGGGCGCGCAAGCGACCAGCCGAATCAGCCTCGGACAGCGAGAGGAACCCTCGCGCTCCTCGAGCAGGGAAACATCAGGGCGAACCTCGACACGCTCGTCTTGCGCGAAGACATGAGCGAGGTGGTGCGCCATTTCTGGACCCTGGAACAGCAGTTTCCGGGGACCGAGAAGACGTTCTTCCGGGTCACCGAGGAAGAGGCGAAGGGGCTGTTCCCAACCTCGAAGGGCGGCGCCGAGATGAAGCCGGAGGAGATGCTCGGCGACTACGACTTCGATCTGAAGTTCGCCACGTCGGCGTGGTCGAGGGAGGCCGAGAAGGATCGCGCCATTCAAGTTTTCGGGCTCGACCTGCAAAATCCCCTGATTCTGAACAATCCCCGTGCTTTGTGGGTTGCAACCAACCGCCTGCACAAGGCGCTTGGCGACGACAACCTCGGGGACATCCTGCCCGAGCCGGCGGACTTGGCGCGGCCGCGCACTCCGATCGAGGAATGGAACCTGGCCTTGCAAGGCGAGGATCTTCTCGTCCATCCGGACGATCACGACGAGTTGCACGAACGCGAGCACCTGGGGCAGATTCAACGCGAGCGGGAGGACCCGGAACGCGCCGACTTGCAGGCGATTCGGGCGATGATCGAACACACCAAGGACCACCGTAAGCAGGCGAGCGAGAAACTGCTGCGCCAGGCGCTGGTCCAAGAGACGGTGAAGATGTTCGCCGGCAACCTGGCCAGCGGGCAGGGTCTGCAACCGCCGGGCCAGCCGACCGGCGTCAACCAGTTGCAGGCGTTACTCGGGGAACTCGCGGGACCGGGAGGGGGCGCGCCGGCGCCGCCGGGGCCAGGGGTCCCTGCAGCCGGTCAAGGGGAAACGCCGCCGCCGGTCACGTGAGGAGTCACGATGCCCTGGAAACCAAAGGACGCCCCGCACAAGACGAAGAAGGCCTCGACGCCAAAGAAGAAGGAACTTTGGAGTGAGATCGCTAACAGGTTGCTCAAGGGTGGCGCGAGTGACGAGAGCGCCATCCGCCAAGCGAACGCGGTCGTCGGCGGGACGGCGAAGCATAAGCGGTGAGGAACTACAGCCACGACGACCTCGACGAACTGGAAATGACCCTCCAGAGTCCGGGTTACCGTCTGATTCGAGAACGTCTTGCGCTCGTGATCGCGGCGAAGTTGCGCGAGCTGGTTCGGCCTCTGGCGATGGACAAAACCGCGCAACTGCGCGGAGAAATCGACGGTCTCGAGGGCGCGATCGCCACGGCGCACCTCCTACGGCGCGAGATCAGGGAGAAGTTGAAAAAAGCGCCTCCGGCCAAGGACGAATGAACCTGGTCTTCGCAGTCCGTTGCCATTACTGCTCGAAGGCCCGTCCGCCCAGCGAGGTAATGGCGATCGGCACCGGCGGCGCCATCATGTGCTGGCACTGCCTGGAATGGCACGAGAGGGCCAAGGCGCTGTTCGCCGGACACCCTCCGCCGGGTTGCCAGGTGTGCGGGGTGAGCTTTGCGGCGTTGTGCGAACGGCAACCTGACGGCGATATCCGTATGTACATCCACGCGAAGGACCGGGTCTACCAGGTCCTGTGCCCGGCGTGCAGCGATATTTACATTCGGAAGCGCGTTGACCTCTACGGGGCCACCGCTTTCGGGCACTCCCGGAAACTGGCCGGCTAGACCGGCCGTGGCGAGAGAGACTGAATGGACAACGAAGTACAAACACAGGTCGCAGTTCCCGATCCGAGCCTGACGCCATCCGAGGTCGTTGCCGACCCGGAAACGGGAGACAAGGGCGACAAGACCACCGACAAAGGCGAAACCGCCGAACTGCGGAAACAGGTCGCGGACCAAAAAAAGCGACTCGACGAACTGGCGGCCAGCGAACGCTACTGGGCGGACAAGGCCAAGGGCGGGGCGGATGCCGGCGGCGATCCGGAAGATCCTGGAGAGGGGGCGGACGACGACGACGGGGGCGAGGCGCCGGAAACGCCAATTTCACCCGACGACTTTCTCGACGAACTGAGTAAGACCGGGCCGGCCGCCATCGAGAAGGCGCTCGGCAAACGCGGTTTCGTTCGGAAAGAGGACGTCGTCAAACTGGCGACCGAGATCGCGAACAACGTGGTCGCGCGCGAACGCGGCAAGATCACTAGCGATGCGAGACTGGTCAGCGAGTACCCGGAGTTGCGCGATGAAAAGTCGGAACTCTTCATTGAAACCGGCAAGGTCTACCGGGAGCTCGTCGCGGCGGATCCGAAACTCCACAAGTCGCCGGCGACGTTGCTCCTGGCGGCGAAGTACGCCAAACAGGAGTTGAAGTTGCGCGATATGCGACCCAAGGCCAGGGACGCCGATGAGCAACCGCCCGACTATCGGGAAACCGAGGACGACGATCGGACGAATCGGCTCAAGGGCCAAATGGGAACCACCGGACGCGGCCACGGGGCGCCAAGGGAAGACGACGATGAAATCGGCCCGCAGGCTCGCGCGGTGATTGAGGCGATGGGGCGATACGGCGTGGACGAGAAAGCCTTCCGTGCCCAACGCGCCAAGGAGCGGAGGCGATAATGCCCGCAAAACCAGCCAAGAAGATCATGGTTCAGGGAACTGGACCGTCTCGCCTGAATCGCGATCCGCGCGCATCGAACGATCCTTACGCGGTACTCGCCGGGTTGCACGTCAACGGCAAGCCTGTCGAGGACCTGCCTTACGCCCAGGTCGGCAAACTGAGGTACTACGACACCGACGAGGCGATCGAGAAGCGCAACGTGGGCAAGACCGGCCACGGGATCAAGATCGCATCCGGCGGGCGGGCGCGGGTGACGGCAACCGATCCAGCCAAAGCCATCGAAGAGCGCCGGGACTTTCGTAGCGAGCAGTCGGTGGAGATATTCGACGCTCCCGACCCCATGCGAGAGATCGCCGACGCCCACGTCGGGCCGGGGATGTCCCCGAAGTTTCTCTCGCCAGCGCGCGTCGCGCGCAGCGGCACCCGCGGGTTCGAGATAGTCAACGACAAGCACGGCGATCCGGTAAAACTCGGCGAGATGGTTCTCGCCCAGATGCCGGTCGAGCGAGTAAAAGCGCGCAATCGTACCTTTCAACGTAAAGGCCAGGCGCGCGTGCAAGAGATTCGCGAACGATTTGAAGAGGGGCAACAGCGCATCAACCGTGACGCCCGCGCAGGGCGCCCGTCCGCGCTGGCCGAAGACGAAATTCCCGGCTTCGGCGATGGTCTCCACTCCGACGGGGAAGACTGAAAACTAAGGAGTGGCTATGGCCAATAGAGACAACCCGCATGGGCTGGCGCCCTTGCTACGTACCCTCGGTGGTGGACCTCCCAGCGTGCAGCAGTACGTGAAGGATGCTGCGGAGAATGCCATCATCTGTATCAACGACCTCGTCGGGATGGCGACCGATGGGGGCCTGATCCTGGCCGCGAATCCGGGCAACGTCTTCTACATCGGCGTCGCCCTGAATCACGCCCTGGCGTACACCCTTTCAACCCACCTGGTGGTCGATTCTCCGGACGCCGTTTTCGAGGCGCAGGACAACGCCGTCAGTGCGGGAGTGGTAGCCGCCGACATCGGCGCGGCCGCCAACATCGAGGTCAACGCCGGCAGCACGAAGAGTCTGGTCTCGGGACACGAGATCAACGAAACCGGCATTCACGCGACGAGCATCCTCGACGTGAAACTGCTCCGGCTGATGAACACGCCGGATAACGCTTTCGGTCCGCACGCCCGGATCGAAGTGCGCATCTCGCGCCACATGCTGGCGCCTGGCGTGGTGGGGATCTAAGCGTCCCAACCGGACGGAAATCTGATCTGAGGAGAAAACCATGTTAGTCACACGACAAGCGTTCAAGGATTTCTACTTGGTTACGATGCTCCCCGCCCTGGAACTGGTGATTTGGAACCGGTACAAGCGGTTCCCCCAGCAGTGGACGAGGATCTTCGCCCAGGAATCGACCAAGCGAGGCATCTTCCAGAGCTCGCAGGTCACCGGAGTCGGCCTCATGCGCGGCATCACCGAAGGCGCGCCGGTCGGCTACGACAAACCCCTTCAGGGGTTCAACAAGACGTTCATCCCGGTTCGCTTCGGGCTCGGCATCCAGTGCACGGTCGACGTGATGGAAGACGACTCGAAGCTGGGCATCGAAGCCAAGAAATCGGTGATGCTCGCGAACTCCTGCAAGGAAACCATGGAGGTCATGTTCGCCTCCGCGATCAACAACGGCTTCGATCCCGCCTTCCCCGGTCCCGACGGCGCCGCTCTGTTCTCGGCCTCGCATCCGTTGGTCAAGGCGGGAGGGTTCCAGAACAACCTGCTCCCGGTCGCCGCGGATCTCGACCAGACGAGTTTGCAACTCGCTCTCACCGACTACGAGACGATGCTCAACGCCGAGGGCGCGCGCATGTCGCTGCCGCTTCCGCGCCTGGTTGTCACTCCGGCTAACCGTTGGAGCGCGGCCGAGATCATCGAATCCAAAATGCGGTCGAACACCGCGAACAACGCAATCAATCCGCTACAGTTCGCCAACGGCGGGCTGCCGGACTGGTTCGTCTGGAACTACCTGACCGACCCGGACGCCTGGTTCCTCTGCGCATCGCCCGAGGACACCGGCCTTCTGGTGGTCTTCCAGCGGAAACCGTATACCCGGTACTGGGTCGACGACGAGACCGAGACCGGGGTGCAGGCGATGAGGTTCAAGGCGGACTACGGGGTCGCCGATTTCTACGGCACCTACGGGACGCCGGGGGCCTGACACCGGCCTGGCGGAGTAAAGGGGCCGCCGACCGGCGGCCCTACTCTTCGCGGGAAAGGAAACCACCATGGGAGTCAGCAATTTCGACGTACTACAAGCAAACGCCTACATTGGCGCGAATTTCGACACGCAAGGGAACCGCATTTTCGTGCGGCCATATCTGGGGACGGGACAAGGCGACTCGCCCAAATCGGCTTTGAAGACGCTAGCGGGTGCGCTGGCGAAATGCACGGCCAACCGAAACGACGTGGTGAGCATGCTGGCGGATCACAGCACGATGGATTACACCACGGATCTGCAGAGCGCGACGTTGGACTGGAACCTGAGTGGCACGCACCTGATCGGGTCGCCCCCAGGCAGCATTTTTGGTTCGCGGTGCCGGATCGCCTTCACCGATGCCTACGACGCGGCCAGCAACTTGTTCACGTTGAGTGGCCACGGCTGCATTCTTCGGAACCTGCTGCTGTTCGCCGGAGTTGCCGGGACCCTACCGACAGGGTGCATGAAGGTCACGGGGAACCGGAACCTGGTCGAGAACTGCCAGATCAGTGGAATCGGCCACGACAACAACGACATCGCCAACGCCTACTCGCTGTACTTGAGCGGCAGCGAGAACACATTCCGCCACTGCGTGATCGGGTTGGATACGATCAGCCGTGGGACGGGCGACAACGCGGAGTTGGTGTTCGCCGGCGGAGCTACGCGGAACCTGTTCGAAGACTGCATCTTCCTCACATTTGCCGCGGCGAACACGCATCAGTTTGTGAAGCGGGCGGTCTCGGCCACGGACCGATCGAACATCTTCAAGCGGTGCCAGTTCATCAACTTCGACTGGACCGCCGGTGGCGGCGTGACAATGCTGGAGGTATTCGATGTGACGGCCAGCGGCTCGCCGGCCGGCTTCATCGACCTCTTCGGCTGCTCCTTCGCCGGCGCGGCGGCTTGGGAGGCCTCTACTGGGGCGTCTGGGATCGTTCGGGCGGACAACGTTTCCGCGGCGGCGGGAAGTGCCACTACCGGTGGGCGTGCATTAGCTGTGACCGGGGCATAGTAGAACCCGGAACTCGGCGCAACTGGCGGCCGACGCGGGTCGGCCGCCCTGGACTTGAGGAGTAAACCGTCATGCGCGTGATACCGCACAGATTCAAGCTCCAACCCGCGGCAGTGAAGGGCGAGTCGTTTTCCTTCGCTCCGGTCGAGCAGCAACTTGGGGACTACCGCGAACTGGTCGTCACTCTCGAGATCACCGCGGCCGAGTGCGGCAATGAGGACGAAACCTACGACTTCTACATCGTCACCGAGAACCGCGCCGAGGCGCGCTGGGACCTCGTCCACTTCGCCCAGATCGTCTCCGACGAGGCCTATTCGCTCGTGGCGCGCATTCATAAGGATTTGTTGCCTCAGCAGGTCACGACCGCGGGTCCCGGCGCCGCCTACGTCGAGAGCGGCACCCTGGCAGTGGCCACCGGTCAGTTAAACGCCATCAAAAGCCTGGCCGCGGGCCGGGTGCGTCACGGTCCATGGGGCGACAAGATCGGTTACGAACTCGTCGTCGCCGGCGCAGTGGCGCCTTCGATCGCGTATTCGATTTCAGTCGAGGCGAGGTATTAAAGTGCAGGAAACCAAACAGCGATCGCGGTTCGTTCTCGAACCCGCCGTCACGCGCAAGGTGAACTACTCGGTCGCTCCCGTCAATCAGGGACTCGGCCGTTTCGCTGAACTCGTGCTCACCCTCAGAGTCACCGCCGCGGAACGCGACACTGGTGATGAAACCTACGACATCTACATCACTACGGAAAACCGCGCGGGAGAGAAGTGGGACCTGGTTCACTTCCCGCAAGTCGCCGCAACTGGCGCGAAGACGTTTGTCGCCCGGCTGCGGTCGGATCTCCTTGCACAACAGGTGACGACGGCAGTACCGGGCGTAGCCTCGAACGAATCGGCTACGCTGCGCACCGAGACCGGCGGCGCGAATCAGGGAACGAAGACGCTCGGCGCTGGGGTGGCGCGTCACGGTCCATGGGGCGACAAGATCGGGTACGAGCTCGTCGTGGCGGGGACGTTGGCGACGGGCATTGGGTACTCGATCCACGGAGAAGCGAGGTAGGGGGCCCGTGGGCCTGACCGACAATCTCGTTTCGTACTGGAAACTCGACGAGGCTTCCGACGGGAGCGGCGCGGTCACTCGCGTCGACTCGAAGGCATCCAACAACCTCACCGACAACAACACTACAGCGAGCGCGGCGGGTGTCATCGGCAACGGGGCCGACTTTGAGGCGAGCAACAGTGAAAGCCTGAGCATTGCGGATGCTGCGCAGACCGGATTGGAGCCTGGTAGTGGCGATTTCTCGATTTCTTTTTGGTTCAAGCCCGAGAGCCAGCCGCCGATATGGAGCGAGTATCAGCTCTTTAGCAAATGGGACAACCCCAGCGAAGCGAGATCGTTTTATCTTTCTTATAACTGGGCAAATGGAGGGACAGACAAACGACTAAATCTGTCGGTGTCCGCAGATGGCAGCGGCAGTACTAACAACCACAGTTTGGCTCAAACTCTCGTCAATGGGACGATGTACCACATTGTGTTTGCCTGGGATGCTTCCCTTCACTCACTCGAAATTTTCGTGAATGGCTCGTCTATCGGTACAGACGCTTCCGGGACGCTGACATCTATTTACAACGGCACAGCGCCCGTTGTCATTGGTGGACCGGGGGCGGATGGAATAGTAGACGAGGTTGGTTACTGGTCCCGACTTCTGACGAGCGCTGAGGTCACGAGTTTGTACAACAGCGGCGCGGGATTGGCGTATCCGTTCGGCGCTGCCGCCTATGTGGAGACCTACGGGGGTCCGTTGAGCGGAATGCTCAGGGGCGAACTGCGCGGAATGATGAAGAGGGTAGCGTGAAGATCCAGCACCTCATGAACAAGGAGCCCAGCGGGTTGTCCACGACCACACTGGAGCTCGCCAAGTACGAGGAATTGGCTGGCCATAGCGTCGTGGTGCGGCAACCTGGCGGGGGCCTGCTCTACGGTCACGGAAACGGCTACGACGTGACGGCCGCGCATCACCAACTGGACCAGACCCAGTATCACGACGGCAAGCCGAAATTCCTCTGGACACATGGGGAACCGCTCAGTAGTGTCGGCAACGGGATCTCGATGCGGGCCACGGTCGAGATGGCGCCGATATGCTCCGGGTTCATTTCGATGCGGAAGGAAGAGATCCCGCTTTGGAAGGCGGTGCATCCGAACACCTACCTCGTCACCAAGGGGATCGACCTCGACGTCTATAAACCGTTGGCCGGGATCACGGAGCGCCTCAGTGGTGAGCCGGCCGTCCTCTATTACGAGAACATCCGGGCACAGCGCAACCCGCTCTATTGGCTCGTCGCCATGCAGAAGGTCCATGCGAAATTCCCCAACGCCCGCTTCCACCTCTACAACGTCTCCGACAAAAAGATGGTCGAGACGTTTCAGGCGTTGAACACGCACGCGCATTGGTGGCCGTTCCTGCGGACGATCAGCGGCCCGGTGGCAACGCCGGAGGAAGTCAACCTCTTGCTGAACCGCGTGGACATCGTAGTGAGTGCGTTGCACCCCCTGTATGCCCGTAGCATCGAAGCCTTCGGCGCGGGTAAGGCGTTTATCTCGCCAGGGTACAGGGAGTTCGAGTATCCGTGGACATGCGAGTACGACGTGGATTCGATGGCAGAAGTCTTGATTCGGTGCTTCGAGAACTACGACAAGATCAACTACCGGAAGTGGTCCGAAGAGCACCATGACGTTCGGAACACTGTGGCGGAGTCGGTGGCCATCTATCAGAGGTTCTTATGAACATCTGCGTGGCGGCCTGGTACTACCACAAGTCCCTGATGCAGACGCTTCAGAACTGTTATCCGGTGTGTTGGGTCTGCCATCGTCCACCGCCAGCGGCAGAAATAGATTTATTTGACCACAGTTTTAACAACATCCCCAACGTCGGCCTGGAGTTCGGGTGCTACGACTGGTATTTGAAGAACCGCTGGAACGGCGGGTCCGTCCTGTTCACCCATGACGACAACGAAATCACCGAAGAGGCCCTGGATCAAATCGCCCTGATCCCGCACGACCAGTGCTTTCTTTTCCCGAGTTTGGAGGTTGCGGAAGCCAACGGCAAGGCACATGGGCGCGCGTTCTTCTGCTCGGAGAAGTTGCTGCGCCGATTGAAGGGCGATGGAGGATTCTGGTACAACGAAGCCCCTGAGACGAGCGTAGCGATTCCGGCGACGAGTGCAGAGGCTCCCAACTACCACAATGCGGGCATCCTGACGTTCCTCGCCTGGCTGAAGTCTTTGCCGGCGGAGTTCACAGCAAATCAAGTTGCCGTCGTGCCTGGCCTAAAGACGGGGTATCGAGGGAGGTTATGACACGGCTCAATCTTTGTTGCGGCCCGAGTATCATCGAGGGTTTCGTGAACATCGACGCCTGGCCAGGCCCCGGCGTGGACGTGGTGAGCGATGTCCGTGAACTCCAGTACCCCCAGGCCTCCGTGGATGAAGTCGTGATGTTCCACTGCATCGAGCACTTCACATTGGACGACGCCTGCGCCCTGATCCGCAAGGTGTTCGGCTGGCTGAAACCCGGCGGACACCTGATCGTGGAGGGGCCGGACGTGTTCAAGGCAGTGAAGAACACCACGACCGGCGAGTTCGAAGCGATCCGCGGGATCTTTGGCGACATCGTTGAACTGCGGAACGGCAAGGGCAACTACCAGCATCTGTGGGGCTGGACGGGCTCGCTCATGCAACAGGAAATGACCTCCGCGGGCTACAATGTCGGCCCGGTAGAGGACGGGCTGTCACACGCAGACAAGGGCTGGCGGGACTACCGAGTAGTGGGATTCAAGCCGGAGAAGGAGGCGGTTCATGGCGTTTAAGAAGAACACCGGGAACCAGATCCTCTTCATTCTCACCAAAAGCGGCGACAACTCGCACGCCGCGGGCGCCACAGTGTCGCAGATCACGGCGGCCGGCCCGAGTTACGTTGGAGTGAACAACGGTTCCGCGGCCGTCGCCACCAAAGGGACGATTTCGCGGGCGGCGTCGTTGGTGAAGGCCGGTGTGTTTCGCCAATCATTGAAGGCCGCAGAGTGCAACTTCGACATGGGCATGTATATGTTCACGGCCACCAGTTGCACTCTCCAGTTGATCCCGATCACGTTTGAAGGGAACACGCCGGGCGAGACGTATTCCCGAACGCTTCTGACTGCTTCGCTGGCCTCGGACGCTCAGTCCATGGCGGCAGCCGCGTATTCTCGGGCGTTCCTCGCCGCCAGTGCCGCCAGGCAGGGGAGTTCGAGAGCCATCCTGACGCAATCACTCGCTTCCGATGCCGTCTCGCAGGCGATCTTGGCCACTAGCGCCGCCAGGGCGGCAAACTCCCGTGTTCTACTTACCGCCTCACTCGCCTCGGATGCCGTCTCTCAGTGCATTCTTGCAACCTCAGCCGCGCGTGCAGGCCACTCACATGCTGCGATTGCCGATACTCAGTCCACGAAAGCCTATTCTCGGGCCTTGTTGACCGCCTCGCTCGCTAGCGATACATGGTCGCTGGTTTCGGATGTCCACAGCCTCGTGGTGTCCACGAAATCGCAGGCTACTCTTGGGACCTCAGCGGCGCGTGCCGGGCATTCGCACGCGACCATTGGTGACAGTGCCGCGCGCGCAGCCAATTCCCGGGTTCTCCTAACGGCTTCCTTGGCCTCGGATACTCACAGTCTGGCGGTCCAGATTCGCAGTGCCGCCAGAAGCGCCGCCGCCTATGCGCTTCTTACACAATCGTTGGCCTCTGACGCCCATTCCCAGGCGGCCAGGGCCTACTCTCGTGCGCTTCTGACGGCTTCCCTCGCTTCTGACGCGCAGTCGATGGCGGTGCAAACGTACAGCCGCGTTCTTCTGAACGCTTCCCTTGCCTCCGATGCACAGTCAATGGCTGCGGCTGCGTATTCTCGGGCCTTCCTGGCGCACAGCGCGGCAAAACAGGGCAATTCCCGCGCCATCCTTACGCAGTCGCTCGCCTCGGATGCCGTCTCTCAGTGCGTCCTAGCGACGTCCGCCGCTAGACAGGCGAACTCTCGGGCGTTACTCGTCCAGTCCCTTGCCAGCGACGCAGTCAGTCAAGCGATTCTGGCGACCTCAGCCGCCAGGCAAGCCAACTCCCGGGCCCTTGTTGTGCAATCCCTGGCGAGTGACGCGCAGTCTCAGGCGGCTAGGGCCTACTCCGCAGCCAAGGTTGCCGGAGGTGTGACCGCTTCTCAGGTCTGGTACCACGTGCGCGGGACGGCAACCCTCAGCGCAGCAGAACAGGCAAACTCCAGGGCGCTTGTGATTCAGTCGCTTGCTTCGGATACCCACTCACAAGCCGCGCGTACCTATTCTCATGTGCTCTTGAATCAGTCTCTCGCCTCCGACGCGCAAAGCGCCGCGGCCGCTGCTTACTCTCGGGCCTTCCTTGCGGCCAGTGCAGCCCGAGAAGCCAGCTCAAGGGCGCTTGCAGTTCAATCGCTTGCGTCTGATGCCCAGAGCCAGGCGGCATTGGCCACCTCCGCCGCGCGCCAAGCGAACTCGCGAGCGCTGCTCGTCCAATCTCTTGCCAGTGACGCCCACAGCCAAGCTGCACGGACGTACTCCGCGGTAAAGTCAGCAGCCGCTGGTGTGACCGCTTCTCAGGTCTGGTACCACGTGCGCGGGACGGCAACCCTCAGCGCAGCAGAACAGGCAAACTCCAGGGCGCTTGTGATTCAGTCGCTTGCTTCGGATACCCACTCACAAGCCGCGCGTACCTATTCTCATGTGCTCTTGAATCAGTCTCTCGCCTCCGACGCGCAAAGCGCCGCGGCCGCTGCTTACTCTCGGGCCTTCCTTGCGGCCAGTGCAGCCCGAGAAGCCAGCTCAAGGGCGCTTGCAGTTCAATCGCTTGCGTCTGATGCCCAGAGCCAGGCGGCATTGGCCACCTCCGCCGCGCGCCAAGCGAACTCGCGAGCGCTGCTCGTCCAATCTCTTGCCAGTGACGCCCACAGCCAAGCTGCACGGACCTACTCGGCGGTGGACCTGGTGGCGGGTTACGTCGATACGGAAGTGGCCGCAATCAAGGCCAAGACCGACCGCTTGCCGGCAGCCCCGGCGGCGACGGGCGATATTCCTACGGCTGCCGAGATCGCCGCGGCGGTCGGATCGCGGGTGCCGGGTCTGGAGTCCTACGCCCCGCTGGGCCAAATTCCGACTTACGACCAGTTCCTGTTCATGATTTGGGCCGCCCTGGCCCAGTACGGCGTCAGGGGAACTTCCCTGGTGGCACAGAAACTCGACGGCGCTACCGAGGCGATGCAGTTCCGCCTGGACGACGACCAGACACCGACATCGAGGGTGAGGAGCGCATGATCGGTCCCCTGATCACCCGAGGCCTCGGTTATGCGGTGGCCTACCTGCTCACGGGAGGCCTGTTTCCGGCCGCGCAGGCCATCCCGCATGACGTCCCCGGCGTGTTCAGGGCCACTTCGGCCGGAATGGCCCGCATCCTGGCCACGGCGGCGAGCGGAACGCCCCGCCTGGTCATAGGCATGGATACGGCGCAACCGCGCACTTTCGAGACGTGTGCCGGCGCCCCGGCGCGTGTTTTCGGTTCGGCGTCGACGTCTGCCACACCGAGGATCCTAAAATGAGTGCAACCTACCTCACCTTCGGGGAAATCCGGTTCCAATGCCGCAAGCGTTTCGGCGGAGTAGATCCGGATATCCTCGACTCGCTGATCAACGAACGTTACAGGCGAGTACTTCGCCGGGGGGACTGGCAGCGGTTGCGGGTCCAGGCGGTCCTCCAGACCGTTGCACCGTACGAGACGGGCACGGTGGCCGTCGTGGCGGGCAGTCAAAATTTGACACTCGCCGATGGCGCCTGGACCGGCGCCATGACGGGCCGCGCCATCCGAATCGCCCTCCGCGAGGAGTACTACCAGTTCACGTTTCTGACGGAGTTGACCGGGCAACTCGACCGGCCCTACGAGGGCGAGGACGACGCCGCGGCCGCCTACTCGATCTGGCAGAGCGTCTACGTGCTGCCGGCGGATCTGTTCCAGCTTCACTCGATGCGGGTCCTCGGATCGCCCGAGGATCTCGACCAGGTCACTCAGGAGGCCCTGGACGAGCGCGACGCGAACCGCAGCGCCAGCGGGCAACCTTTCTGTTACGCGCCTCACATGGACAACGCCTCTACCCCGCCCCGCGAACAGGTGGAGCTGTGGCCGGTTCCGGACGAGGTCCTGGCGATACCCTTCTGGCACACGCAAGACCCGGAATTGTTTTCGGCTTCCGCAACGTCCAATTTCATCGCGCCCTGGCTCAGTCCGGCGGCCATCTACGACGGCGTCGAGGCGGACGTGCGCCGGCTGGATGGGAAACTGGCCGGGGCGCAGGCGGCTGAGGCGATGTTCCTTACGCACTTGAGCGAGATGTTCGGGGCCGAAGCGCGGCGCAGGGGTCCGCAGCCGATCAAGATGCACCCGATATACACCCGGCACAACCGGCGGAGGTGGCAAAGATGAGGATTAGAATGCGATTCCTGTTGGGTCTCTTGGCGGCGGTGGCGGCCTGGGGCCAAAACACAGCGAAGTTTCCGGCCGCGGTGCCGACCTACAGCGACCTGGGCGTGGTCGCGAACCGCGCCGCGACGACGCTGTTGACGGGCGTGAGCGCGTCGGCGACTTCGCTGCCCGTGGCTTCGGGCACACAGTTCGGCGCGCCGGGCTTCGTCACGATCGACAACGAAGTCATCGCGATCTGCGCCAAGGCGGGAAACGCGCTGACGGTGGGGTACAAGGCCTGCCCGAACATCGACGGCCGCGGCTGGGACGCGAGTTCGGCCCTCTCGCACCTGGCCGGCCGACCCGTCCAGCAGAGAATTGTGGCCTGGACGCCGAACCAGTTGGCGGCGGAGGTAATCGCGATCGCCACCAAACTGCACAACGAAATGGTGAGTGTAACAGACTTCGGGGCGGACCCAACTGACGATGAGGACGACACAGAGGCCTTTCAAGCGGCGCTGGACCTGGGCAACTACTACGCCGTGAATGTTCCCTGTACGGGAACCGGACGTTTTCTCATTACTGAGACCCTCCGCGTGTCCGGCACTGGAGTCAAGGTCCTCGGACAGGGCCAAAGGTGCGCCTTCATCGAGTGGGCACCTGACGAGGCGGGCAAGCCGCTGTTTCTCATCCAGTCGCTCTATAGCAATCAGATCGGGCAGAACAAGATCTCCGGTCTATCAATTAGAGGTTCGGGTGACTTGGTCAAGCTCGGCATCAGCATGGTGGACGCGGCCGAGATAGAGGTCACGGATATCGCCCTGAGCGGAATCACCGACTCAACCAAAGGCTCAACGGGGATTCGGGTGGCTGGCAGGCAGAGCATCAACATCCATGACGTGCTAGTGGACGCCGACAAGCCGATGGTGATTGGGGAAGATCCAAACACCCCCGGTTGGGGCGCAGACCACATGCACGTCTGGAACTGGTATTCGATCGCCAACGGCAATCCCCACTTGACGGTGGAAGACGGAACGGCCATCAGTAATATGACGTGGGACGGGTACCAAGCATGGGCCAAGGGCACCTACGGGGTATATTGGGTGACCCCCAACACCTACTACGCGTCCCTCATGATCGCGTTCCATAATGTGCGATTTGAACAGGTAGAGACCACTGCCGGATGGATTGCGTACTTTGCGCCGAACAGTATACAGGACCTACTCATAGACGGGATGTACGGCGGGATCACCGGCGACCCGGTGCCGGGGCTAAGCAGCAACGGATACTACTTCAGAAACATCACCAACGGTGTGATGATCCGGTCCTGTTACGCCGGATACCCAACCTTCGGGGGAAGTTATGTTGCGATCAACGCTGACGGATCCGCGGCGATGATGCTAATTGCTATGGCATGGACCCGCGAAGTCACGAAGACCCTCACGGGGTTCACGGGCCTTGAACTCAGCGCTGACGGTTCCATTATTTGGCATACGCCAACTGTCTCCATTGGGAACGACGAGGCCGGCATGAACCTGCACACGTACCACTTGAAAATTGGACACGACGTTGCCTCTTCCCACTTCATGTCAATCCCGAACAACCATATATTGGCTGCCGTAAACGGTGCGGGAGACGAGACTGTCGGCATAGTGTCTCTGGGTACTGATGACGTCGTGACGATTGCCCCGACTGGAGCTCGCGTACGATTCGGTACACTTTCGACGGTTCAATTTGGCTACGACCAGTACGTCGCGCCAATCTCCGCATACAACTCCAAGACCGCCAGCCTGAACGCGTCGGCCCCTGCATCCGTGCCCGGATGTTCCGGCGACCTGGGGGTCTCGATCGATTCGGCCGTTGGAGACGTGGCCACCGTCGCGGCTCCGGTCGCTCTTCCCGCCGGGTTCAGTCTTTCGGTCTATGTCGGCGCGGCGAACTCCGCCTTCATTCGCTGGTGCCAACTCTCGGGAGAACCGGCAGATCCAGACGGCGCCGGCGGAGATTATCGCGTTACGGTTGTACGGCACCCAACGGAATGACCTTTTCAAATCTCCAGCAACGCTTGGCGGCCCGCCTCGGAGAAGGCCCTGGCGCTCTGGTGTACTACTCTGCGGCAAATCAAGGCGAGGCGTTGAATGAGATCCAACGCCTCTTCGTCCTTCTGACCTTATGCCTGGAGTCGATCCGGACCTTGATCCTGAGCCCAGGGAACCGCTTCTACCACATGCTCGAATGGCCCGACTGGCTGCTTCCCTTGCGCGTGAGTCTCTCCCAGGACACCACTGCAGGCCAGACCGCCCTCTATGACGCTGTGCTGTACGACACCGCCATGTACAACGAGGAAGCCTATCCCGGCCTGGTGGCATCCACGGCGCCCAAACTGCGCCCGGCGAGCCTTGCCGAACTGTCGGCGTTGAATGCGGCTTGGCTCTCGGCGACCGGCAATCCCGAGCGGTACGGCTTGCTTGGTTTGGATCTCCTCTTCCTCGACCGAGCGCCGATAGTGCCTGGCACAAAACTCCTCATCACCTACGCGCGATCGCCGGTCGCGATGTCCGGTGACAACGACGTCCCGGAGATCCCCGAAGGTGATCATCTGGCGCTGATCGACGGCGCCGAGGTCCTCCTGCGCCTGACCGAGGGTGGACAGGAGCTGGCTGACGCCATGCCGGCGTTCGACCGGTTTCTCGCGGCGGTGAAACTACGCGCAGACGATGTCCGCAAGAGAAGCGTGGCCCGCGGTTACGACCACTCGCCTCCCGAGTTGACTCTTCCTGAGTTTGCCGGCTTGCTTCGCAAGCGAAGTCCAAAGCGAATGGAGGGCCAGGATGCCGGTTGACCTCAGCAAGCGGATTCCGGTCTTGTGCGCGCGTCTGAACGCCGCCGGCACCGGCGACCTGGTCTTCTGGACCGAACCCGAACTCTACCAGCGCATGGCGGAGGCCTTGACGCGCCTGGCGCGGCGCGACCGGATCTTCTGGACCGTGGGCGAGACGATCGCCGTCGAGATCCCGCAAGCCGTGTATCTCCTGCCGAACAACGCAGGGATTGCGCTGGCGGCGCTCGATGCGGCTGAACTGCGGCCGGCCAGCGTGGGCGAACTCGAGGCCCGGGACTCGAACTGGGAGCAGACGGTTTGTGTTGAAGGCGAGATCCCCACGCACTGGATCGGGGACTATCTCGGGGCTGGATTCATAAGACTGTACCCCTCTCCGATCGCGACCGGGGAACTGTTGATCTTATCGGCCAAGTTGCCGGATGAACCAACAGCGGAGGCGCCGCAAGCGCGTATTCCGGCGCCTGTAGCCGACTACCTGGCGCTGGCGGCGCTCCAGGAGGCGCGCGACAAGGAAGGCGACGCCAGGATGCCGGAGGTCGCACAGGTTTGCGCGTCGATTGCCGCGCTCTACGAACAGACGTTCGCGGCGTACTGGGGGACACCGTCATGATTCGACTCAAAGCAGGGTCCACCGGGGCGCGGATCGCGGGTCTCCGGACGGAGGCGCTGGCTGGCATCATGGTCGCGGCTTCGGTTTACGCGGACCACGGGCAGCCCTTCGTGTGGACCGCGGGAGTGGATTCGAAGCACATGCCTGGGTCGCTGCACTACGTCGGGTTGGCGGTAGACATAGGACCGCCAGCCACCAACGTCAAAACCGTACTTCTGGCCGATCTGCGCCTGGCCCTGGGCGACGACTTCGACGTCGTCGAGGAAGGCGATCACGTTCACATCGAATTTCAACCGAAGCGTGGGATGAACCTCTAGATGCAGCTCCAGACCCAGAAGGTCCTCGCCGGCAGCCTGAATTTCGTTGCGCCGGGGGATCTTCTGACGGAACCGGATGCGCTGATCCTGGAGAACTGGCGGGCGGACCAGGTCGGGGCCCTGCGATCGCGCAACGGGCATGGCGCGGCCCTGTTCACGGGTCCGCGCCCCATCCGTTCGATCGCGACGGATGGAGGCAGCCGCCGGTATTTCGCCTCCGGGGGGAAAGTTTACCGCGGCACCAGCCCGATCGCGACCGGATTTGAGGACGCACCGATTGGGGTGGCCACCCTCAACGGTTGGTCCTGGGCCATGAATCGCGGCAATCAGGTCAAGGACGATGGGGGGAACACGTATGCGTGGACCCCGCCGCCGCCGGCGGCCGCCCCAACTCAGCAAGCGGGGTCCGGAAGCCTCAACGGAGACGTCAGTTACTGGGTGACCTGGGACACGGAGGCGTTCCACGAATCCAACCCGTCGCCCGAGTTGGCCCTCACGGGTCTGGTCGACGATAGCGCCACCATTACCCGGCCGACGACGCCGGCGGATCCGCAAGTCACGCACTGGAACCTCTACCGGCAGGATACCTACCTGCCTCAGCCCTACAAGGTCAATACCGAGCCCATTCCGATCGCGACGGAGATCTACGAAGATGACGGCGCCGCGCCGAATCACTCCTCGGCCGACCTGGCGGGACGGGGCGAAGCCCTGGCGTTCGATCACGATCCGGCGCCGGCGGCGCGAGGTTGCGTGACCTACCTGAACCGGATTCTGGCGTGGAGCTCGGCCGCGCACCGGGCGAGGCTGTGGTGGAGCGCCACGGATCACCCGTGGTATTTTCCCGGCTCCGACGACGAACAGGAGGGCAACTGGGTCGATGTCGGGCAAGACGGAGAGGACCTGCTGGCGGTGGTCGAGTACCCGCGCATGGTCGTTCTGCTCAAGGACTCGAGCATCTACAGGTTAGTGGGGGATCCGGACGAAACCTGGGCCGAGATCGAGCGCACCAACGCCGAAGTCGGTTTGATGGGCGAGAAGGCCTGGGCGCGCGGGGCGGGCGGCTCGATGTACCTCCAAGGCAAGGAAGGCATTTACCGGTTCAACGGCGACACCGCCGTGAAGGTCTCGCCGAAAGTCGACCCGATTTTCAAGGGCGACACCGCCTGGCTGAACGGAAAGCCCGCGAGGCCCATAAATCCTGACCCGGCTGTGCGCGCCTTGGCCGTGATGGAGTACGTCAACGGGCGGCTCTATTTCAGTTACGCGGACGATCTCAGCAGCACGAACAACGCCACGCTCGTTTATGACGAGGCGGGTGATCGCTGGTACTCGGACTCGCGCGCCTTCGAGGCGCTGCTCAACGAGGGTCAGGATGGACTGTTTCTCGGGGCCCGGGTTAGGAGTGTTTATCAGCTCGAGAGCGGCACGACCGACGACGCCACTGCGATCGCGCTCACCTACCAGAGCGGCTACTCGAACCAGGGCGCACTCGACAACGACAAGGTTTACGCTGATCTTGTCGTCGAGCACAACACGCGCGGCCGCACGTTCACCGTTTACGCTTATATCGACAACGGGGCGACGGTCCTGACGCTGGGAACCGTGACTTCCAGCTCTCGCACCGAGACTCCGCTGAGTTTGACTCCGGTGAGTTTCCATGACGATGAGGGGCTGCGGGGGCGAGACGTCTCGATACGTCTCTTCTCGGACGATGAAGGGGCCGGCCCCGCGGAAATCTACGGCATATTCCTGCACTACTACCTGTTGCCGCGGGAAGGACTGACCTGGGACAGCGGGAAGATCACCCTCGATGCGCACAAAGTGGCGCAACTTGATGGCCTGGCCTTCGACGTCGAAATCGCCGCGTCCGGATCTCTCGCCTGGAAACTGTGGACCGATCTGCCTGGCGAACAGTTCACGATTCGCGAGCAAGGATCGGCCACCGAGGACGCAACCGGGACCCTGCGCCGCTTTACCTTTGACTTCGGGCGTATCCTCGAGGCGCGGTGGCTGCGGATATTACTCACCTCGATGAGCCGTTTCTCTGTCCGAGGGGTGCTGGTCCACGCGCGCGCCATCGGGGTATGTCTTGACGGCGACGTCTACCGCACGGACCAGATCGTCCTGCGCAACGGCCGCCTCAACCTGTGCAAGCAAGTCCGCGCGTACTGCGACAGCGATGCCGCGCTGGAGGCGAGTTTCTTCACGGACGTGCCGAGCGACCGGATGACGAGCCGCGCATCCGGTTCGATGGACACGAGCGCACAAACCTCGGGCGCCGTCTGGCGCATGTTGAGGCTACCTTCGACGACGCGCGCACGCGCGGCGAAAATCGAACTTCGAGCCTCCGGAGTTGCCCGCATCTACGAGCTGCAGATCCGGGCCAAGGTCCTCGGGGAAGGCCCCAGCGCCTGGCAGTGGGTGGATGTTCCCGTTCCTCGTACCCCGCCCGGGTTCGAATGGATCCCGGTAACGCAGCAGGGGGCGCTTTGATCAAGGACCTCTACCTCGAGCTGCCCGAGAATGCCGGCGACGACCTGGTCCGGTTGCTGAACGATCGGATGCGCCGCTTGGGAACGCGGTTGCAGCAATGCGGAACGGCGATCGAAGACGCGGGCATGCTGATCAGTTGCACCCATCTAGAGCGGCAGCAGAATCGTCCCGCCAGCGCCTACACCGAGGACACACTGCTGTGGGAGACGGATCGCGGGCCGGTTTGGGCAGTCCAACTCGTCGGGCGCACGCACGTCTGGAAATATCTGACGGGTCTGGCGGAGTTGCCCTACGCCCAGCGCTTCACCGACCTGGGCGTCGATGACGCCGGTTTCCCATTTCGCGCCAGCGACTGGAAGGTGAAATGGCGCTGGAGCGGAACGGCCTGGGTCTACATCGAGGGCGTTTACGAAAACACGTTTGCCAACCGCCCCGGCGGTCTGGCCGTCGCCGATGCCGGACTTCTCTTCCGCGCCAGCGACTGGAAGGTGAAATGGCGCTGGAATGGAACCGACTGGGCGTATCGCGAGGGCGTCTACGAAAACACCCTGGCGAACCAACCGACAGCTCTCGGAGCAGCGGACGAGGGTTTTCTTTACCACCTCACGACAGGGACCGCCGAAGTCGAGTACTACCACACGTTGATGTGGAACGGAACGGGGTGGGAACCAGCCGAGAGAGAGCGCATGGGCGGCTTCTTCGAAGACTCGATGAAAGTGCCCACGGACAAGGGCTGGAAACTGTGCGATGGGAGCGACACGAAGTACCTCGAGATCACGGAAGGCGAACTCGAGGAGATCGCGATCAGTTTGCCCGACATGACGACCGGCGTCCAACGGGTGAGCGGTTCAAGTTACAGTGGCCAGGTGTCCAACATTGGGGACACCGGCATCGCAATCGCGTTGCCCGCCGTACACAACCTTGTACCGTACAGTGAGGAATTCGACCAATGGTGGAAGGAAAACAAACCGGGCGAGAACCCCTTTCCGCCCATCAACGTTACACCAGACGATGCCCTGAACCCAGCCGCAACGGAGATGACGGCCGACAAAGTGGACTTTACGGTTTACCCGTCTCCGGCGCTTGCTCAGTATTACATCAGCCGGGGGTTTCGGGTCACGCGGGGAATGGCCGTGGTTTTTTCGGTGTGGTTGAAGACGCCCAACCCAACCGAAACGTTCAAGCTCCAGCTCTCCATTTTCGAGCCGGAGCCCGGAGGATACTGGAGCGCAAACTCGGTTTCCTCGGGCGAATTGACAATCACCGATACCTGGGCGCAGTACACCGTCTCGCTTGTAACGCCGCTGACCGGTCCCACGGATTACTACTTCAAGGTGGCCATCGGCGGATGTCTTGAGCCGGCATATAACCTGCCCGCTTCCGGTGCGGTTCATGCCTGGGGCGCGCAGGTCAACGCTGGCAGTTCAATCGGTGATTACGTCAAGACCGGCCCGAAGGCCGAAGTGGGGAACTGGTTCCCGGATCCGGGCGATTCGGAAGGAACGGTCCCGGTGGGCGAGGAAAAGAAGACGCTGACGACCTTGCCGTACTTCAGGCAATAGACATGGCCTGCGCCTTACCGCTCAAAGTGGCGATTCCCCCGGCAGGAGCCGACGGGTTCCGTCTGGAGAGTCCATTTCCCGAGTACGCGCTGCCGCGCGTCTGGACGTGGATCGGGGCTTTTCGCGACCGCGTCGCCGATGACTACTCGCCGAAAACGCTCGACGAGTTCATGGCGCAATGGGAAGAGCGAAGGTCAATCCGGCGAACCTGGGGCGTCTGGCGCCGTGACGATCTGGGCGGTCTGGTGATATTCGAGGCCTGGCAACCCGGCGTCGGCACTTCGCACGCGGTCTTCAAACGTAGTTTTTGGGGCCGGGCCACGACCAGGCGAGCCCTGATGCTGGTCTACCGCGAGATCTTTGACAGCGGCGTCCGCAAGGTGTGCAGCTTCCCCTTTAAGGGCAATAATGCCATCATCGCGCTGGGGAAAAGTCTGGGGGCCAAGACCGAAGGCATTCTACGCGGCCAAACCCTGCGCCACGGGCAACCCGTGGACCTGGTTATATTGAGTCTGTTCAAGGAGGATTTCGATGCCGTTTATAGTCCCGTTTCTCCCGGCGCTGATAGGGGCGGGGTCCTCGATGGCGAGCGGGGCGCTGTCCAACCGGGGGTCGAGCACCGCCCCGACGCTGAGCCCCGAGTTACAGCCATTACAGACTGACCTACTCTCGCGCATCCAGGCCAGGATGGCGGACCCGAGTCAAGGCACCGAACCTCTGCGTATCGCCGGCAGGGCCAAGATCAATACTCTCTACAGCGGCGCCCCGGATATGATCTCCCGCCAACTAAATGCCCGCGGATTTGGCAACAGCGGCAAGAAGGGCAAGGCGTTGATCATGACTGACCTAGCGCGCCGCGGCCAGATGGCGGGTTTCGAGGGCAACCTGGCGGAAAACATCCTCAATCGCCAGGACACGACTATGGATCTGGCTAATCGCCTCTTGGCGGCCGGGCGCGGCGTCTCGACCAGCGGCAACATGCTGGGTGGAGCGGTAAGCGCGGGGAGCGAAACGTTGAGCACGATGCTCTTGTTGCAAAAACTGCTGGGTAGCGGCGTCGGCGGGTTCAACCCGGCGAGTTACGAGGGAGTCATGGGTTAGGAAGGCAGAAACCGATATGCCGATCGACCATTACAATCCGGTTCTGAGCGGGATGATGACGGCCTACGACCTGGCCGACCGCATCCGCACGCGCGCGATGCAAGAGGCGCAGTTCAAGCGCTTGCAGCAGGCCGACGTGGAGCAAGCCCAGCAGCGCGCCGACGAGCGCCAGCGGCAACAGCAGACGGATCAACTGGCCGATTTCAAGAACCGTTTGGCGCTGGTCGAGGGCGGGATGCGCCAAGCCACGCCCACGGACATCGCCGAATCGACGGCCCAGCGGTTCCAACTGGATGAGAGCGGCAATCTGACGCCCACGGGGCAGATCGGGACCGACATCGTGAATCGGATGGTTCCCTACGGAGGGAAGACCTATGTCGCGCCGTCGATGGAAGAGCGGTTGCAGCAGGCCAAGGTTTTGAGCGATGCGGAGACTATGGCCAAGGTGAACCAGACGCAGAAACTCTCCGACCTGACGGCGATGGAACTGCCGCCGGCGTTGAGTGAAAAACTGGGGTTGCCGGCGGGCATGAAGGTAGGGCCGTCGGTCCAGGACGACATCATTCGCGCGATCGTGGGGCTGGCCAAGCCGGCCGCCCAGACCGCTCCGCACTACACCACCGACGACACAGGGACCGTATGGCGGATCAACGGCGACGGAACGAAGCAGAATCTGGGCAAAGTCGGCAAGAGCAAGACGGTGGCGGCGGCAGGAACGGCGGGGGGAGAAGGCTCGGTAAGTCTGCAGCGCCTGAAATTGGCGCAACAGAAACAGCGAACTGACGAACTGACGGACCTGGAGGCGCGCGAAGACAAAGCCGCGAAGAGCGTCACGGCCTTGCGCACGAAGATCATCCAGGAGAAGGACACCAAGGTCAAGGTTGCCTACGCCGCTCAACTCGTGCGAGCCGAAGCGGCCCTTCAACGGATCCGCCAACAGAAGGTCGATCAGGGATTTACCACCGCCGAGGACGCCGGAGTGGCGGGCGCGACCGCGACGACTCCGGCTGCGACAGTGCCGCCTGAACCCAAGACCTGGGAAGAGTACAAACGCGCCAAGGGCGGAGGGTGATGAGTGGCCGACGCCATCCAACTTCTGGGCGATCCGGAATTCCGGGGACTGCCTAAGGGTGAACAGGTCAAGGGACTTCGGGAGATGGATCCGGAGTTCGGCAAGTTGCCGTACTCCGAACAACTGAAAGCCCTCACTGACCAGACGGTCGTCCCGACTGCCGAACCGGGTCTCCTGGAACGACTCGGCAACGTGGGCAGATCGGGCGCGAAGAATCTCCAGGGCAGTCTGCTCGAGACACTCCTCAAGGTCACGCCTGGGATGCCCCAACCGACCGGGCCGCGGGTAGGCGAGGCGCCGAGCGATAAACCCCTTCTTCCGATCTCCGAATTGATCCCGCCCGCACCTGGCGATAGCGGTTTCGTGAACTTCACCCGCGGCGCGGTCAAGATCGCCGAGGGAATGACCAGCATGAAGAGTCTGGCGCTCATAGCCACCCTCGGAGCCGCAGGAAGGATGCTCGCCCTGGCTCGGACGGCCTACGGACGAACCGCCGCGCGACTCCTCGATTTAGGCGTGGACGCTTACTTCGCCACCGCCGCCGGCAAGGGACTCCTTGAATCCGCACCCAGACTCCGGAAGGCCTATGAAGAGCGGGATTATCCAACGTTGTTCACCGAACTCGGCCAAGACGCCGTTCAGGCGCTCTTCGGGACCTATTTCGGCGTGCGGGGCGGAAAGAAGGGGATCCAACTCGGCAAGGCGGCCAAGGCAGCCTACGACTACGTGAAGACCGGGCGACCGGGCGAAGAGGTGGTTGTGCCGGAACCCGCCCGTCTAGGTCCTGGTACCGAGGGTCCAGCGGGGGGAATTCCTAGTCAATTAGGAAATCCGCCGGGGGGACGTCCCGGACCTCCGCCAAATGCCCCAAGACTACAGCCGGTCACCCCCACGCCTGAGGTTTCTGGCGCACCGATGAGTGGCCGACAACGGGCGGAGATTTTCGCCCGGCGCAACCAGATCGGTTTGGGCGAGGACGCTTTTGCTGCCGCGGTGAAAGAAGTGACGGGCCAGGAGTCCACTCAGAAGTTGACCGGCCAGCAGGCGACCGAGGTCCTCGAGGCCCTGAGGAAAATGCAGCCGGCGGCTGCAACTCCCGCAGCCACGCCCCAACAGATCGACCGCGCGGCCGCTCTCTTGCCCGGCCGGAAGCGCATCAACATCACCGCCATTGAGCAGGAATTGAACGTCACCCGAGACGAGGCGCGAGGTGTCTTCCGAGGATTACTCGTAACAGGTTCGATCGACCGGACGGGCCGCATCCTGGAAGCCGAGGCCCCGGTCGGGCCTGGTGGACAGACCCGCCTGCCTCTGATTGCCGGTCTCCCGCCACAGACCCAGCCAACCGCGCAGGCTGCCCCGCCATTAGCGCCCGGCGGCCTGGGTGAGGGTCTAACGCCCCCCGGCGCTCCAGAGGCTCCACCGGCCCCGCCAGCGCCATCGTTGCACGATCGGGCTGTCGAGCTGGCCTCTAAGTTCGGCAAGGTCACCCGAAGCGGTCTGCGCATCCACCTGGGCATTGGCCCGCGCCAGGCCGACGCCCTCCTGACCAAAATGTCCCAGGCTGGCGAGATCAATCCGCTGAACGGGAAATGGCTCGGAGGAACCGGCATCCTGAAGCCGAAGCAAGTCCCGCTCCAGGTCAGTCCGATGCCAGAGAGGCCTCCACCGACCGCTAGCCGCGAAGGTCCACCGGTTGTCGCCCCCGTCGCCGTTCCCCAGCCGCCCGTGGTGAGGCCGGAGGAAGCCCCGGCACCGGAAGTCCCGCCGGTCCCATCGGAGGTCACAGCGCCCGCCCCCGTCGCCGCCACTGAACTTACGCCCGCGCCGCGGGCGACAACGCCAACCCTGCCGACCGCGCTGGCGGGCGCGAAACCCCGCTACAGTTTCGGCCCCAAGCAATTCGATCTGGACTTCGCGAGCGATGTGGACAAGGCCGCCTACATCGCGGCCCAAACCAAACCTTCGAAGGCGGACGCGCAGTATGTCGCCTTCGCCGCTCAACACACCGGGATGACGCCGGGGGGCGTGCGGATGGCCGGCGTGCGGGTGCGGTCGGCGATCAAGGCCCTGGCGCGCGATGCGGAGCCGGGAATGTTGCGAGTGCCTCAGGTTCTGGATCTGAAACCGGCCGCTGACCCTGACGCGCCTCAGCTCGAGGACGCCGCCGGGCGAGCCCGTGAACGCCTTGACGATCTATTCTTCGACGAGTCCGGAACCTTCAACGCCTCCGCGCTGCGCGACGCCGCGACCGTCGGAGCCCAGAAGATCGCGAGCGGATTTGAGAAGTACTCCGCCTGGTCGAAGGAAATGCTTCGCGAGTTGGGGCAGGGCGCGCGCCGGCACCTCATGCGGATCTGGACGGCGGCGCGTAATCTCCTTGCGCGGTACCGCAGCAGCCGTCTGGGCAGCGAGCGCGGGTCGCTGTCGCTTTTCGGGGAGGATGCCGAGGCGGCATCCCGGAAGGAAGCCAAAGCGGACGCGGCCAAGTTAGAGGCGGACCGGGTGACCGCCGAGTTCAAGAGTCCGCTCAACCGAAACAACCTCCGTAAGAAACTGAAGCCGGGCGAAAAGCCCCGGCAGGGCGACCTTTTCGGCGGGATCCCGGAGGAGCCGCCGCAGGGCGGATTGTTCGGCTCCCAGCGCGGGTCGATCAGCCTCCGGGCGAAGGCGCCGGCGATCCCGGACTACCGGCCGAGACGAAAATCCACATCCCTCATGGGCGACGTGATCGACTTGATGCGGCCGGCTGGCAGCGTCGTGGAACGCCAGGGCGAGGCAGGGAAGGCGCTGAAGCACTTCGTCGACGAGGCGGCGGACGCGGGCGACGTCGAAGCGGGCAAACGGTTGGAACGGTTACAGCAGTCCGGCGTCACGAAGTTGAACAAACCGGATCGTCTGAAACTCGTCGATGTCCTGCGCGGGGTGGAACCGGGTACTCCCGAGCTCCAGCAGGCCGCGGCGCAGATCCATGGGCTCACCGATGAGATCGCCACCAAAGCCGAAACCCTTGGCGTCGAAATGCTGGCGGGTGGCCGCAAAGTGCCGTTCGTCCGACTGGCGAACTACTTCCCGCAGGTGATGCGGAGCGTGGAGCAACTCAGTTCGGGTGAGATCCGCGCCGACGTGGTCCAGAACCTGGTCCACCTCGACGCCAAACGCGACATCGCCAGTGCGCGGACCTTTCTCGACGACTACCTGGCCTGGGTTGAGACCGGCGGCCGGCGCGACAGTCTGATCGAGCACCTCATCCAAAGCAACCAGGCGAAAACCAAATCCGAAGCGATCGCCTTGTTGAATCGCACCCGAAAGAATCAACCGCTGCGGCACGGGTCACTCGAATTCGCCCGTGAGATCGACCTCCCGTTCTGGGACCCCGATCCGGCCCGCGTCTTGCCGCACTGGGTCGCGGCGGTCTCGCAACGCCTCGAAAGCATTCGGGTGTTCGGTCAGAAAGGCGCCAAGGGCGACCTGGTCCAGGGCCTTGTCGAGTATATCCGCGAGGCCGGCGGCGACGTGCAGTTCGTCGAAAAAGCTGTCGATCGGATGCTCGGCAAAATCAACGATCTCGAGAAGGGCCGGCGCGTGAGCGCTTTCGTGCGCACGGTCCAGGGGTTCAAACTGGGTCTGGCCTCAATCCCGAACTCCACACAGGGAGCTCTCAATTCCCTGTTGTACGGCGATCTGCGGGCGGTCGGCGCGGGGTTCAAGGGCATGTTGACGAAGAGTGGCCGAGAATTCGGGATGCGTTCGGGCGCCGCGATCGACACGGTCCTCAATGAAATGACCCGCGACATCGGTTCCGACTGGCATCCCCTCGGCGTGTTCTTGAAGGCGACCGGATTCACTGGCAGCGAACGACTGAATCGCATCTTCGCGGCAAACGCCGGCGCGAGCTGGGCGGGCCGCATGGCGCGCCGGTTGCGGATCAACCCGCATGACAGTTTCGCGCGTCAGGCGCTCGAAGAGTTGGGCGTCGATCCTGGGACCGTCAAAGACGGTCAACTCACAGGCACCCAGATACTGAGGGCCGCGAAAAAGTTTTCCGACATCACTCAGTTCCGCGCGCGTCCCCAAGACCTGCCCTTCTGGGCAAGTCATCCGACCGGGAAAATATTCTTCCAGTTCAAGAGCTTTGTTTATGGGCAAGCGCGCTTGGTTGGCCGCACGACGATCGAAGAGGCCAGACGCGGAAACTACGGCCGGGCTGCTCGTAACTTTCTGATCCTGGCCACCGTGTTTCCGCTCGCTGGTGAGGCGATCGCTGATCTACGTTCGTTGCTCACCGGCCGCGAACGCACCGCCAAGGGTTGGAAGCGGTACCTCGAGGACATTGGACAGGCGGGAGCGCTGGGGATGCTTAGCGACATATTCGAGTCGGCGAAATATGCCGGCGGACTGCTCAAGTGGATCGCCGGCCCCACCTTGAGCCAGATTGGGGAAATCGGCGATGCAGCCCTCAGGATTCCGCTGGCCAAGGATCCCTGGAAAGCCGCCGGCAACTTCGGGAAAGTGCTGATAAAACAGGTTCCTCTCGTTGGTCAGTTGCGCCAACGGATTGGCCAGGGGGCGGAGGCTGTCGGATTACCAAACCTCTTTCCACCGGCGGGCAAGACCAGTACCAAGAGTCCAGAATTGCGGCGCCTGGCCGCTGCGGAGGGCGAATGACCGAAGGCAGCATCGTCGCGATCGCGGTCGCGGGCGTGGGCCTGGCCGGCCAGGTGGTCAACGTCTTTTTGCACCTGCGCATCCGCAACGCGATCCTGGAACAGGCATTATCAGCCGACGAGAAATTCGACAAAAAACTCCAGGATTACGTCCTCGAAAAGACCTGCCAGGCGACGCACCGGCTGGAGGCGCGACAACGCTATTGATAACCTCTCCGATGGAACAAAAAGCGAAATGCCCGGTTCCGGTACGTTCTTTAGTAAGTACTAGGTCAATTCTGCCTTAGATTCTTGCCTTGTTAGCGACTTGCGCTTACAATACCTGCACGGCCACTGTGTATATGCATCATGGGCGCGATCCGTGTCGAAGTCGCCGGCCCCGGCCGGTGTCTTGTGCGCCTGCCCCGCAGCGCCACCCGGCGCGGGGCGGTCGCTTACTGTAAACTCTTGCGGACCGTGAAACCTGATCGAATCTGGGGCGGCTGGGCCTTTGAAGGCGAGCTGCTTTCACCAGGTGGAACGGTCCCCGAAGCGGAAATAGGGGAGGCTGGCCTCCTCTTGGAGTGCGCCGGCGCGCAGCCGGGCGGCCGCGGACACATCCGGGCGCCGACCCTGTATATTCTCTGGCGCTACGACCGAGCAGGCGGCCGGTGGCGGGAGCTGGCGCGGACGGCGGCGGCGAACCGGGACTGGACGGTGGACCTGGGGCCGATCGCCAGGCGCGAGCTCGAGCCGCCGCGGCCAGTGCTGGTGTATCCGGAGGGTGTAGCCGACCGGGTCCTCGCGACCTTGGATAAGGAGCTGGGGCTCCTCAGGCGGGAGGCGCAGTGTCTGGTGGTGCGCGCGGTGTACGATCGGTTCGCGGCGCGGATGGCGGCGGGGTGAGACATACGCCTGGGATGGCATTGGGATCCCCGAAAAAGACGCAATCCGTAAACACCAGACCCGCCGTCTTTACCACGAGACAGGGAAACGGGGGGCTCCCGTTAAACACACAGTTGGTGAAGAGTGTCGCAGCTTCGTATCGTCTCTCGTCATTCATCGCGGTTCAGCGGGGGGCGGAGGACACCACCGCGAGGCGCGCGGGCGCTTCAGTTTGGATCGTCCGGCGCAACGCTTCGGCGAGGATCAAATCCGGTTCTTTCTCGGCGAACGGCTGCACCTTCTCCGCCAGACTGCGCAGGTCGGCGACGACGCGCTGGTCTGTCTCCAAATGGCTCTCATACCATTGTTTGTAGCCCAGAAACTGGGTTAGGGTGATCTTTCCGAACGCGAGCGACTGACGGTTTAGTCGGACCCGTTTGGGCAGGAACTCGAAGCCTGGAAGAGAGAGCTGGGCCGGATCCTCGGAGGAGAACTCGCGCCCCCGCACAATGCAAAGGCGCATGCGCTCAATTCCGGCCCTGGCGAACAGCGCCTGTACTTGCCTCCAGGCGTGCCTTTTGCGCATTTTCCGGTGGACCGAGTTGTATACAAAAAAGGACGCTTTAAGTACCCCAAAAGGGGCATTTTCGGCACCCTTTGAAGGACACTTAAAATGCCCTTTTTGGTAGCGTGCATCGGCCGCAAGGACGGCTACTCGGAGTATCTCCTTGAGTTCGGTGTCGCTGGTCCGCTTCCTTTTTCTCATGCGCTCATGCCTCCTTGTCGCGTGCATCATCGTCAGATCCTCGTCTAATACCCCACCCAGAAGGCGAGTGGTCAGGTCTTGGGGGGGCCATTAGAAGCCGTCCCCGTACCCTTGGATGGAGCCCCCCCCCCCACCTTGGCGCTTTCGGCGATTTTCACTTAGGTGGGGGGGGGCGGCGGACGCTTTGGTCTCCAGTGCCCGTGTTCGTCTTCTTCAATTTCCCCAAGCGCCTTCCACCACAGTTTCAGGAACGTCCACGGCGGCAAAAAGAAAATCGACGCGAAAAACACCATTGCCGTCGCCACGTCGATGGGGCCCCAGATTCCCCTGTTCAGGTAAACCGGGGCTAAGGGGTTGAAAAGCAGGGCCACGGCGCCAAAACCCCACACCCATCCTTGCTGATTTGACAGCCGGTACGCCAAGTAGGCCGTGTGGACCGAAATGGCGCAAACAGCCAAACGGAGAAACTGGAAGTAGCCGCGTGGCAACTGGCCCAAGGCGAGAAGCAAAAGGCCGACGGTTGCCAACCTGACGAGGCGACTCCAGGTTGTACCACTCACGGTTAGGCCTTCTTCTTCTCCCGGCGTGCAGCCCCGCCCTTCGCCCCAACGGCCCGCAGGCGTTCGGGGTCCATCATGGCAAAACCCTTTGCAACCTTCTTCCTGCCGCCCAACTTGCCAAGAGCTACAGCCGCCGGATTTTTTCGCTTTGCCATCGCTCCTAGCATAAGCGGTTTCAAAAAAAAGCGCAAGAGCCTATTGACAAGGATAATCGCTTATGCTACGCTGGAGCTGCAATCGATCTTTCGGAAAGGAGACAACCACAGTGGCCGACCAAAGAAACTACCGCGAGGAAGCCGAAGCGCTGCGCCGCGCGGAAGTCCATCAACTGCGGGCGCTGCTGCTCGCCTTCGACGTCGTGGACAACGCCGTCCGGGCGACCAGCGCCATTCTCGAGCCGCTGCGCCGGCCCAAGGCGCAGGAGGAATAGTCGATGAATCACGCCCTCTTCCCCCATCTCGCTTTCGCTGCCTTGCGCGCGATCTCTTGTCGGCGTTCTGGCGATAGTTTGCGCATCCGCATCCGGACCATCGCCATAGCGGCGGCGTTTTTGCGCCTCTTTTCTGCCATGTCCTGACGTTAGCAGAAAAAAAGTGAAGGCGCAAGCATTTTTCTCTTGACATGCTCACGTGCGTATTGTATTCTGAGTATGCACACGTGAGTATACATTCCCAGAAAGGAGACAACCACAGTGGCCGATCAAAGAAACTACCGCGAGGAAGCCGAAGCGCTGCGCCGCGCGGAAGTCCATCAACTGCGGGCGCTGCTGCTCGCCTTCGACGTCGTGGACAACGCCGTCCGGGCGACCAGCGCCATTCTCGAGCCGC